TTATAGAACATCTCCCTTTTTCTCTTCTTGTTTTTGTTTACCACCTAAAATTTCAACTGCATTTGTTAAAGCTTGCGGTAACGGGATGCCCATTCGACCAGCATTTTCTAAAAGTGAAAGTAATTCATTACCCATGAAGAAGAAAATAGTCGCTTCACGAATTGCACTGTTACTTCCAAGCGCTGAATCTAGTTGTGCAGCCGCTCCGACCAAAAGAAAAAGCACCACCTTTTTGGCGATGCCTTTGAAACCAACTTTACTTTTTAATTCTCCGTTATACCCTGCTGCAATCATGCCAGTTAAATAATCAATAACTGCCATCGTCACTAAGATTTTCAATGTTGCATCCCATCCTCCCAAGAAATACCCACAGAAGTCACCGAAAGTGGCAATAAAGATTTTTAATAACACATCAATACGATCCATCTTTTCCTCTCCTTTTTTAGATAATAAAAAAAGACCAGCTTATGGCTGCTCTGGTTTCCTATTTATTAATTTTTATAGTCATAATCCTATCAGTTGCGATTTGCTACTGCTCTATTCAGAAGGTACATTCTGTTTTTCCTGTGAAGCTTGTGTAATTCTGTCTAAGCAATCTTTACAAATTTCCTGATTACCGATTCTTGTTGTATTTGTATTTACACCACAAATATCACAAAACCTTTCTGCAGTTCTAACGAACAGATTAGAAGTATCAGAGAATAGTTCCACTTTTGTATTTGGTTTAATACCTGCTGTTTCCAGCATATCCAATGGGATTTTAATTGTCCCATCTTCACCAACTGTTCCTAAAACACCTAAAAATTGACTCATTTTATTTTCTCCTTTCATCATTGTGAGCTACTTATAAAGTTCCATGCTTTTCCATCATGGTAGTAAGCTCCAAATCCTCTATAACCATTCCCCATCCATAGAACCCCTTGTTGAGACAAAGGAATCTTTCCAAATGAGTTGAATAATATACCCGATGTTGAAATTGGTGACGTGAAGTTAACTCTCTTGGCTGTAAACCAAATCCCATCTTGAGCTGTTATACCAATATTACCTGCATTCGTTAGACGAATATTACTTTCAGCGCCATTATAATCTACATAGCGATAGTAAACGCCATTTCCATCTTTGTAGATACTTCCAATATTCCTACCAGTCCCATCACCTTCACCAAGGATTATATATGGGTTACGTGTTGTACTTTTTCTCTCATCTTCAAATCCCATCACAATTTTGGCAGAGCCTTGGTTTACAAAACGAATAACCTGATTTTCCATATGGAGGTATTCTTTTGTAGCACTTGTTTTGATAGTCATACCTTGGAGTAATCCAGCTTTTAACCAAGATGCTTCTACTCTACCTACCAAATCAATTAGATTGGCTGAAATTTTAATCTTTTCTGCCGTTTGATTGATAGATGAAATGATTTCACCTTTTTTTACGGTACTAAGAATATTCTTCTCAGTAACTTGAATACGTCCTTCCATGTTCCTTACATAAGCATTCGTAGCGAATTTATCATTAGATTGAGTTTGTGTATAAACCTCTGTCTTTTTTGCTACTAAATCAATACCTTTCTCATTAACACTAAAACGGTTATCAATTTGAGTCATCTTTTGATTGTATTGCTCAGTTGCTACTCTATTAGCTATATCTTCTAGCATTTTATCAGCATCAACTTGATCTTTAGGGTGTAACCAAAACTCTGTAGCTACTTTACCGCGTTGCAGCATCGGCAGACCAGCTCTTAAACGTCCGTTTCTTTGTACATAGTAACGCCATCTAACCCATTCTTCATTAGCCGCAACCGTTGAAAGCATCGTCATTTTAACCCAATCGCCTTGCTTAATCCATTTTATTTCTACACGTTGCGTTCTCATTCTTGTGCTTTTTGTCCCATTGTAGAATTCTATTTCCATCCACGCTTTTTGATCAAGCGAAGCTATATTATCGGTAGCAAACCAACCTGTCGAAACAAGACTTTCTCCAGTTGTAACTGATATGAAATCAGAAATAGCTCCTGACCAATGATCACTAGTCTTTCCTGAATAGTCACTCCAAAATGTAGGATAACCCTTGTATATAGAATTGGGTTGAAGTACAGTCCCTGCGCTTAAATTCCAAAACTTAGTGGTGTTAAGACCTGCATTTCTAACCTCATTTATAGAACCTAATCCTCCTACATAATCCTCCATATCCTTCTTTTTTATAGTTAAATCAATTTGATCAGAATGCTGTTTAATTATAGATTGCGCTTCAGAAATTTTTTTACTTTGTTCCGTTTGCATTTCCTGTATCTTACTAACATTTTGCGTAATACCTTCAGCATTTTTTTCTACTGCTGTTACACGTTTATCAAATCCACTTTGATTATTTTCTACTTTTGTTATTGTTTCTCTAATGCCATTCACACTTTGCTCCAGCTCATATGTTGATTTACTGAAGTCTGTTGGTACTGACCCCTTTTCTAGTTTAGGACGTTTAAAGCGGAATCTCTTACCTTTTGACATTTCTAATCTAGCGAACCTTAAACGCATACCCCAACCTGTGGCACGTCCGTCTATCTGGAATGTAAATGAACGCCTTGACCAATCACCAGCAGGGAATTCAGTTTGTAGATTTTCTGTCCATGATCCGTTGATAAATTGGAATACAAGAAAAGTAACGTAAACATCATTTTGAAGATCGACACTGAATGTCATGTCTTTACCTTTTTCAAAATTACCCATCTTAGTATTATCTAAATGGAATTGATAGAAGGAGTCGGTATGATCCGTACATTCTACGATTACATAATCCTCAGAGAATGCTTGACCAGCCTTGTTGATTTGTGCGCCTCCAGACATTCCAATCGTTTGTGGTTTTTGATTTTTCCCAGTATTGATTAGCCAGTTTTCACCGCCTACTGTACGAGCTTCGACCTATTCTAATTTCGTAGAAATTTTCCCAGCTTCTTCTTTAATTTCAGTTGTTGTTTTAGTTAGTTCACTTGTTGTTTGCTGTACATTGGAAATTGTCTTTTTTGTGCCTTCTACAGTGGATTCAACCGTATTTAATTTATTACTAATGTCAGTATCTTTTTTAGTTAACGATTCGATGGATTGTTTAAAACCGTTTGCTGTTTGTTCAGATTTCGTTACACGTTCTGTAAGCTTTCCCTGTTCGTTTTGTACATTTGATACCGAAGTATTTATTCCTTTAATAGTAGTCTCGATTTCTACTGTTTTTTTAGTGAAATCAGCTGTGGATACTTGGTCTTCTGGTGCTGGTGTCCATGCCGTTGATATTGTGCCAATTTCTAATTTAAGCTTTTCAATTAACACGTCCCCCGTAAAATCACGTGCTAAAGCGTAAACTGAAACCTCCTTAATAGGCTTATCCATTACTACTGCACTTGCTGTAAACCTTTCCTGGTTATATTGTTTTCCTAGAGTTAAATGGTTTTCTACTCGGCAACTTGGATAATGAAATGTATTGTCTGTGAAAGTAATCTTCACTTCGAAACCAGCCCATTTATTCGTTGTACCCCATGCAGTAACTTTACCTGTAAATAGGAAACTCATAGCAAGATTCTTACCCTGCATTAAGGTAGCTATGTCCTTTGCTACATCAAAGTAGGTATGCGGCTTATTTTCCCCAGTCTTCACTGAATGTGATTTAGTAGCTGTTTCTAGTAATAGATTTCGCCCACCAACTTGAATATTATCAACTTGAGTTTTCAGATTAGAAAGTGTCTGCTTCGTTCCATCTGCCGTTGATATAATCTCATTTGTTTTACTTTCAAGTTGAGACAAACCATCATTAGTTTTCGTTAACTCCGACTTCTCTGCTTTTTGTGTAAGAGCTTCGTTTGTTTGACTAATATAAGTATTAACGTCCTTGAACTTTTGAACATTACCCTGTTTATCAGTTTCATAGGTTTGTTTACCAATAAAACCATCCTTAATTTCATCTTTCGTATAAACACCAGATTTATCAGCCTTATCTTTTAATTGATTATTAATCCACGTTTGATCAACTTTGTCATTAACTTGCTTTTGAACACCGACTAATTGTCCAGCTATTTCTTGCGCTTTACCTTCCACACTTTGAACTTTTAGATTTAATTCTGTTTTTGTGGATTCAATATCTTTGCTGATTTGCTCTATTGTTTCTTTTTTAACCGATTCCACATCAGGAACAACCGGGTCCCAAATACCATCTTTCCAGAGTTTTAAAATGCCAGGCTTACCGTTAGAAATATCTAACCAGAGTGTTTTTCTATCTTTAAGTCCTGTTGTTGGTGGGTACTTAGATTCAATGATTTCGACGGTATTGTTTTTAATATTCTCCTGTACTTTTTCAGCAAGCGTTTTCGCTGCTTCGGATTCTTTCTTTGCATTACTAGCCGTTTCATTAGCTTCTTTCACTAATTTATCTAGCTGATCAATCATTTCTTGTTTATTGCCTAGCGAACTAAGGATACGATTGTAAATCTTTCTTAATTCTTCATTCGGATCAATAATTTCATGATAATCCCCAAATACATATTTATCTTGTAATGGATTTTTAAACGATTCATCACCAGCGATTGCTCTAGCTTCTAAATAAAGTTTAGGTGTGAATCCAGTGTCTTTTATTCGAATCGTATCGCCCTCGTTAATTAATTCGTGAGCCAATCCAAATACACGACCAATTGATTGTGCTTCTACTTCATAAGAAACAGATGTATTTACACGTTTTTTTAACTCTGTATTCATAAGGGTCATTAAACGTTTTGCATCCATATCTTCGTTTTCTGTTTCTGGACTATAAAAACCAAATTTATGTTGCCCTTTTTCGTTCCATCTTTGGAAGGCATCATTGTCCACAAGATAAGGAACGCCTTTATTTATTTCTGTAATGGTAATGAATTCTCCGCCTTCTTTTTTTACGAAACCTAATAAGGCTGTACAAATATTTTGAGAGTTTTCAATCCGTTTAATTCCCAGTAAGTCTTTACCAATGGTTATTTCTTTCCCTGTTTCTTGACCGCGCTTCTTAACCATATCCACATAACGCCCAACAACTTGAGAGCCTACAACTCCAGCACGATATTGAATTTCTAATTCAAACAAAGAAGCAATCTTTTTAAGAAAAGACAACGGATCAATAAATTCATCGATTGTCATAGAACGGAAACTAGCATATTCTAAATTCCCCTTTTGCCACTTTGTACCCGCAAGAGCGATATCAACCATTTCAATTACGGTTTTACCTTCTAATTTTTGTGGCGGGATAATTCCAGCTTTAGCAAGTTGAATCCATTCTCCTGATGCATAAGCAATTACTGATCTATCATCCGAATTCTTTTCAATTTCAGTAATTACATAAGGAACAATACGTCCATCGCGCACTTCTTTTAACACTAAGTTTTGCTGCATAAGTGTGGACGAATGCCTTGTATTATCAAATACTCGAAACTCTAATGTATCAATGTTGTTTTTGATTTCCCAATGTCGTTTATCATCCCAATAATCTGCTGGCTGAATGCTTGATACAATCTGTCCAGTTTTAAAATCACAAACATGTAATTCACCACTTGGCGTTCTCATCTATATCTCTCCCTATAACTGATTGTAGCTGTAACATCCGGCGGCATTATATCAATACGATTATCTCCACGAATGACCTTAGGAAACTCACTAAATATATCTTTAATATTAATGGCGTCTTTCCCGTTAATCGTAACAAGACTTCTTTCTGTATCAATAATTACTTTATCTCCTGCATCGAAAATATAAGGCTTTGTATTTGAAGGGACTTTGTTTACCTTCCAAATCTTTAAATCATCAATTTGCATTTCGTTAATAGGCTGGTGATTATCCCACTTACAAATCGCGATCATAACTTGTGCAATTTTACGTTCTGTCATCGGATTTCCTGTTTCATCTATCCAACGTTCCACAAGTGAAGCACCATCTGTCTCTGTACCTTCTATAAATTTAGCGACATAAACAGACCATTGTTTTCCTCTTCTAGCAATACGTAAACGCCCTCGGAATTGGTTAAATGTATTCGAATAATATCCACTTGTATCAACTAATTTCCGAAAACTATTGGGGGTTCCGCTATTTCCAATTTTCATATGAGCCTTTGTAATTTCAGCAGTCACATATAGATCATTCATATTGATGCGGGCTACCACATTGCTCGCTTCATCTAACAGAAGAACTTCAACACGCCCCATCTCATCAATGTTTTTGGACTTTAAAGTCATCCATGCCTCCATTTCAAAATCTTGTAATGGACCACCTGGAATACTTTTCTTAGCTATTGCACCGTAAAATCCTTTGCCTTCTCCGTATTCTTCACAATATAATGCATAACCGTCTCTTGATTTAAAACTACCTGTCCCTTTCATTTCCTCAACTTGCCCAGTAACAGGAGTCCATCCTATTGGTGAAGCCATTTCATCCCATAGCACACGCTCACGTTCTTGGACAGTGGATTCTTCCACAGTTAATGGATATCCAATACGGAAGTAGTTTCGTTCTAAAGGATATTTACCAAACCATACATCTAAAAAAGTGCTTGGTTTTTTACAGTCATTTCAATTAATGCTGGAGCTTCTACGCTTCCTTTATTCGTGAAATAAGAAGTAGTCTCGGTAGACCAATTTTGAGTGAATGTGTAAGTTTGTACTTGCCCTAACTTATAAGGTATCGGACAAACAAATTTAATTGTACCGATTCCAAGTGTTACAAATTCATCTGGATTAAAGCTATCATCCACTACCGCTAAATATGTTCTATTTGGTTCTACATCGAAAATAAGCTCTGCTGCTTGATCTGTAATTAGCCAATCTGCAATTTCTTCTTTTATGATTTCTAAATCAGAACCATCAGGAACGATAATTCCTACAGGAATAGATAAAACGCGCATTTCCGTTTGTGTGTTTAATAGTCTTGCACCTGGATATCCAGGAACACTTAAAAAATTCCTTTTTAACGGTGCCCAAGCGGGTCTTTTCCATCCTTTTGCGATTTGAATAAAGTCTTTTCGTTCGTTATTAAATGTAAAAGAACTCATATTGACACCTCATTTCTTTATAAAATGAAAGAAACCCAAACCTAAAAGTCTGAGTTTCTTTTCTCTTCTCTTTCTTGGTATTCTTTTGTATACCGAAAAGTACCGCGTGCTAAGTCTCTACCATCTAAAATAACTGGTACTTCAATTACCAAATCGCCACCTTGTGCTGGAATTAATTCATTACCACCAGTTTGCCCTGATGAATAATTGAATACTTGATTTGCGATATTACCAGCCATGGCTTGTCTACTATTTGACATACTTCCATATACACCACTCATAACAGACTTTAATCCAGCTAATTGACTCATAGAACTAGCCATCATCCGACTCATATCACCCATTAATTGATTCATAGTCCCAGTAATACCGAGTGATTTTTCTTTTGATGATAAAGGTGTAACTGTAATTGAATTACCCTTTTTCGTAAATAATTCCGGTCCAGCTTCACCTGTAATAAATGAACCATCACCTACAGGTTTTCCACCTTTAGCAAGCATTGGTACATGTGGAATAGTTGGAGCACTTACTCCTGGTATATTATTTAACAATTCTGCTGGTGTATTAAAGCCATCTATGAACTTATTAATAATACGAATGATTCCGTTGATAGCTGTACGAATACCACTCTTAATTCCATCCCACACGCCTAATACTGCTGACTTCATTCCCTCGAATGCTCCACTCACAGCATTTGTTACCCATCTAACAGGAGTCATAATGGCATCTTTTAATCCATTCCATACAGAAGATGCGGTTGATTTAATACCTTCCCAAATATTTGAAAGAGTAGATTTAATACCATTCCATATACTACTGCTTGTGCTACTAATCATATTCCATACAGTTGAAATAGCTTCTTTGATGTTATTGAATACGGAACTTGCTGTGGAAACAATTGAGTTCCATAAGCCAGAAAGGAAGCTTTTAATCGTATTCCATACAGCACTTGTTGTGGAACTAATCGTGTTCCAAGTATTTATAATCCAATCTTTTATTGAATTGAATATTGGCGTTACAAAAGCTACTAACCCGTTCCAGCATGACTGTAAGAAATTCTTAACAGCATTCCATACTGTCATTGTCGCTGAACTGATTGTATCCCATACACTAATGATCCAAGACTTGATTTGTTCAAAAATCGGCATAACAAATGCTACAAGTCCATTCCAACAGGAAACTAAGAAATTCTTAATCGTTTCCCATACAAAACTTGTAGTAGAACTAATTGTATTCCAACATTCAGAAATGAAATTCTTGATACTTTCAAATAATGGAGTAGCAAAGTATAAAATAGCCGTCCAAATCGCTTGTAAGTATTGAGTAATGAAATTCCATACAGTTTGGATCACTGTAGAAATACCATTCCAAATCATAGAGAAGAAATCAGCAATCCCTTGTAAAATAGGAGTTATAAAAGCCACTAATCCATTCCAAGTCTCTTGAAAGAATGTAGAAATAGAAGTCCATATTTCTGTAAAGAACGTGGCTATCCCCTGCAAAACTGAAGTTAAATATTCAACTATCCCATTCCAGATTTCCATACAGAAATTAAAAATAGATGTCCAAATACCAACGTATGCTTCTAGAATAGCGGTTCCCCAGGTTACAACAAACTCTACAATGCCATTCCATATCCCTATTAAAAACTCCTTAATTGAGTTCCAAACTGCTGATGTAGATTCACTAATGCTATTCCACGCTTCACTTGCCCATTGCACAATCCCATCCCATATTCCTACTAAGAATTCTCCAATTGCATTCCAGGCATCAATGGTCCATTGTTTTATGGAATCCCAATTTTGATAAATTGCAATACCTAAAGCCACAACTGCGGCTACAACTATAGCAATTAACGCTACCCACCCCATCATTGCTGCCCCTACACCCGATATGACAACAACTATTGGTGCTAAAGCCATAAATGCTCCTGCTATTACTCCTGCCGCTACTGCAATGGCTGCCAATGTAGCTGCCAATTTAGGATTATTAGAAATCCAATCAGCTATTTTAGCAACAACATCTGCTATTACTCCAAGTACCGGTTGGAGAGCCATTTGTAAATCTTGCATTGCCTTTTGGAATTTCACTGCTGGACTTGCATCTATTTTAGAAGTAGCACCATGTAAGTCCTCTACTCCTTTTTTCAAATCAACTTGTTTACCTTCTGCTTTCAAGATGGTGTCTATAATTTTCTTTCCTTGGTCTTCCCAAAGAGTACCGAACATCTTCGTGCCAAGTGCATTTCTGTCTGTTGCATTTTCAACACCAGCTAAGGCCTTTGTTGCTTCAAGCATAGCTTTTTGTCCATTTTCACCGCCACCAGCAATTGCCTGACCCCATTTTTCAAACTGATCTGCCGAAATCTTTGTTTTATCTAAAACCTCTTGCATAGATTTATCTACACCGGCCCCAAACTCAGCCATTTTGATACGCCCTTCTTTAACACCCGATATGTTCAACAGGACTCGCAACATCCTGCCAGTTCTCTTATGAACTTCTGTATATCACTATACAGACCAGACTATATCATCATCTTTTATATAAGATGCTCCCCATTTCGGATGTCATTAGCTTACACCCTACGCTTTTCAGCTAGTCGTTGCACGTTCCTTTGTTAAAGGCTTCGCTCAGTATTGTCTCATTTGAGAGTTTCACTGAATTAAAGGAGTTTTCTATGAATGTCACCACTCATAGGGACAATTTTTCATCCAAAAGGTTATCGATATTCCAACTTTTAGTGTCGACTCCTGCAGACAGGATTCCTTGGACTTCTTTCGCTGAAAATCCAGCTTGAACCATCTGATCCCCATATTCAGCGATAATATCCAATTGTTCTGGTGGAAATCCTGTTTTTAATAATGTATTAACTAACCCCAATGCTTCCTCGTTAGTAATACCTAACGTTGCACCAATCTCATTGGTTTCTTGTATAAGTTCATTAAAATCAATTCCAGCGTAAGATGCTGCAATAGTCGCTGCCCCTTTAACCACAGCGGCATTTGTTTCATCAGAAGCATCCTTATTTAAAGCCCATTGTCTGCGAACACCTTCTAATGCTTCTTCAGCGTCAATACCATAAGTACTAACGCCCCTAATAGCTTCTTCCACTGATTTTTTCGAAGACTCAGGAACATCAAATGTGATATCAATTTTTGTTTGTAGACTTGACATATCCATCGCTTTTTCAATAGCGGTTGCAATACCGCCACCAGCTGCCAATCCACCTATAACATTTTCTAATCCTATTTTTAATCCTTCAAACTTTTTCTCTGTTTTGCCAGCTTCCTGTTGTAAGTCTCTTAATTCGTTTTGTACTTGTTGAATCGTATTACCAGCATCTACAGATCGAAGTGCACGTTGTAACTTTTCAATATCGGCTTCTGTTCCTAATGCTTCTCGTCCGATAATTCCAATTGCTTGATCTAACTGCTTACTGGTAGCCGTTCCACTTCGAATTGCATTCACAAGACGATTTCCTAATGCCCCCGCGAAATCATCAACACTTTTTCCAGTAGCGCTAAACAATGTTTCTAATTGTCTTGTTGAACTTGCTACACTATCTTGTTCAGCCTTCATGTTTCCAAGCTTATTCTTCAGGCCATTAAGCGATCCTTCTGTAAATTCAATTTCACGCCTGAATGCGCGGTATTGTTCTTCGGAAATTTTTCCGTTTTGGAATTGTGCTTGGACTTGTTGCTCAGCTGCCTTTAATTTATCTAACTTTTGTGTGGTGTTTTCAATTTGCTGAGTCAGTAACTGTTGCTTTTGGGCTAAAGCTTCAATATTACCTGGATCAAATTTTAATAATCGCTCAACATCTTTAAGCTCTTTGGTTAAATCATTACTACGCTTATTAACATCTTTTAATGCATTTTGAAGTCCCGTGGTTTCACCATCAATTGAAATACTAATTCCTTTAATTCTTCCTCCTGCCATCATCTCACCCCTTTCTTAGAATGAATCGAAGTCTTTTTGATTTGCTTTACGGGTTTTCTCTTTGTCTGGGTTCTCCATTTCTGCAAATTCAGCAATATAATCAAAGCAATCACCGATTGTCATTACTTCTAAATCCCAACTCGTTAATTTCGCTTTATAACAAAGAGCAAGGAACAAATCAGTGGTGAATTCTCCGTCACTGAAAGTCCCTTGCTCTCCATTACTTTTCTTTAGTTTTTTTTGCTCCCATTGTACTTTGAATCATATCGTTAATCTCTGGAATGATTTCATAAATAGGAAATTCTTCAAATCCGTCTAACCATGTAATTGGATCCGGAAGATTTGGATCAGCAGTTTTAGCATATAACCAAACTAAATCATAAATAACTTCAAAATCTATTTTCTTTAAATCTACATTTGAGAGGTCAATAGAAGGCTGAGAACCATCTTGTGGTGTAAATGTACCAATAGCCCCTAAAGCCATCATATCAGCAAACAAATCACGTCTGAATTGCGCTTTGTAACGCTTAACAGTTGCTACTGTACTTTTCAGTCGAACTTGCTTACCATCTATTACAATTGTTTTTTCCATCTAATTACGCTCCTTTTGGTGCTGTTGGTGTTTTCACATAGACCTTTTTGTACCAATTATCATGGATTGCCGGTGTAGTTTTAGAAGTTGTCTTAGTCTTAACCATCGGTCTACCACCAGTTGCTAGAATAATTGGGCTTGCGACGAATTTAAGCTCGTTTGTATTCGGTTCAGCTGAATTCGTTTTTGATTTTGATGAAATATTAGGGCGACTCGCTGAACAGTTATACATAACATGACGGGTTGCTTTCACATCACCATCAAACTCAAATAACAGTGCGAATGGTTTTCCTTTTGCATCAGCTAACTCATTTAATACACCATCTGTCTCATCTAATTGTTCACCTAATGCATCAATTGCAAATTGCTCTGGAAGGAGTGCAATATTTAAAGTTCCTTCATAACCTTGGTTATTATCTGCTGAGTAATAAAGCATGTCATCGGCATAGAATTCAATTAAATCACCGCGTGGTTCATTTGTTAGTTCAACCGCACCAGGCAATGGAATCGGTGTTCCAAATGTAACTACCCCATCTTTTGTTTCATATGTTGCATAATGGACATTTTTCAATCCAAAACTTACTTTGTTCTCACTCATTTATATCAACCTCGTTTCATAATTTTTTTGAAATAGGTTTTCAGTTTCAATAAAAACCTCATAAGATTCATAAGGAAGCTCATAATTGTCTAAGATTTTTTCAAGATTTGCTTCAGCAATTAAATCTTTTTTATTTGTATAAAGCTCGATACTTAAGTTATTTATCTTGTGATATACCTTGTTATCAGCCATTAAATTCGCTGATCCGTCCACAAGAAAACAAATATAAGGTGGCACTGGAACTGGATTAGTTGGCGTTGCTGTGAAATGTGAATAAGCCACAGGATAACCTGTAGCATCAAGGATTTTCTTTAATTCACCTAATGTCATTGTTGAATCGCCCTTTCGACACGTTCAATTAGTTCATTTATTGCTTTTTCTTCTGCCGGAGCAATGTGAACCTTAGCTGCTACACGGCCACCATTTGCTTTAGCATGTCCCTTTTCCAATAAATGTGTAAGTTGTGGTTTCAATGCATTATAAACAATGATTGCACTGCCATCCTTCTTTTTCCGCCAGCCTTTACCATACTTCCCTGTTTTCTTAGGACTTTTTTGTTTCAATTCATTCACAAGATTGGTCGCAACCTTTTCTTTAGCATCTTCTATATCTTCTTCTACTAGGTTAGCGTATCTTTGCAATTCCCTAGCAATATCACTTGCAAGAGTATCAATATTAGACACCGGCTTTCACCTCACAATAAAGTTCGATCTTTTCATCGTCTCTTTCATACGTGCGGTAAATGCTATATTCTTTATCTCGATACTTCACTTTTCGTTCATCTTGGTAATCCCAGACATGAACAATTAATATATGACTAGCCTTGATATTACTTTGTCCAGCTTGAAAGAATTCTGATTGAGGAACTGATTTTCTCTTGCAAAATACCTGTCTACTAAATACTTCATCTTCCTCAACTTGTCCTAGTTCATCTTTAGTAATTGTTATTACTGGGAATAGTAAAATATCATTCATTTATAGTCACCCGCTAAAGTTAGATGATTCTTAAGCATGTTATACGATGCTAAAAAACGTTCTGCCTCTTTTGCGTCTGAAATAAAATTAGCTTTTACATACGTAATAATTGCTCTTTTAATTAGAGGATCAGTGTCATCATTTGCCTTGAGATGAGAAACACCAGATAACTTCAAATCATATCGAGATGCTTCAATTAAATCTTCAAGTTCATCATCAAGAGCACTATGTGAGATCCGTACCGCTTTCTTCACAACATCAAGCATCATATTCATTCACCAACTTGCTCTAGCTGTTTTAAAGCTTCCAGAGCGGCATCTTTACCCTTAATCTTTTCACCATTTGGAAGTTCGTAATACCCTCCTCCAACATGGACTGGTCCTTTTGAGCCTTCTTGTTTTTCTATAATTCTTTCTTTATTCAAGAAACCTTCATCTTGTAGATACATTACACGTTCTGCGTCATTTGATTCATATGAATCTGCAACACTATAATGAACGAAAGTAAATTTATCTCGAAAAGCTCTTTTTACAACATATTTATTCAACGGTTTCCCACTCACTGTTAAACCTCCTTATACCATAAAGAAAAGCGACTATTATACAGTAGCCGCTTTCTTCACTCGTAAGAATCCATTTTTAGAAATTACGTTACCACCTGCAAAAACAGAACCTCTATGAGCAATCATACCTTGCTTGAATTTAAAGTCTGTAGATCGTTGAACGTCCATATCTGAGAAAATAGTAAGTTGATAGTTTGATAAAGGACCATATGCCATGCTATATTGTCCAGCTGTTGTTTTAGCATCAGAAACAGCCTTACAAGCACTATTAATAATGAATGGTACCCCATCAATTGTTCCAGAATTACCTTGTGATACTACGTTATATACCTTTTTACCATCAGAAGTACGAAGCTTAGCAAATGATTTTAAATCTAGTTTATTTAAAATCAATACTGCCGCATCTTCTACATCTTCATCTCCACCATAGCTATAGATAATCTCATCCAATGTAGATGCATCAATTGCTGAAATTTCTAAATCTGTTTCTGAATCAATTGCCGTAGCTGCTGCTGAGAAAATACCAACAAGTCGATTTGTAGCACCTGTCCCAATTAAAATTTCACGAGTTAACTTTTTACGAGTAGCTACCGTAATCCCCTTCATTACTTCAGCATCGTAATCAGCTGCTGGTAATTTTTGAAGCTCTTCTGTGTCCTCTGAATAAGCTGTAACTTTTGCTTTTGTGATATCTGCATATCCAAACGTTGTTTCTGATGTATTGTAGTCATTACCTTCAGTGGTATAATCACCTTCTCCATAACTTTTAATGTACGGCTGTTGGTAACTCTCTCCACCTTTTAAAGTTTTAGAAGAAACACGATCAATCAGTGTAGACACTTCATTGAAAGTCGGACGAATATCTGTTGCACTATGCTTAGGTAAAACTACATTACCGCTTCCAACTGTAACAGCACGGTTTTCCATTAGAGCTTGTCCACGCTTTTCAGAAGTCTCTAATTCTACATCTTGTTTCTGAGGTTCATTGTTAAATGTTTCAACTGTACGAATTTCAGGCATTTGATTATTATTAATCTCCTCTGCTTCTTTTAATAATCTTTGTCGAGTTTCAATTTGTTTTTGTGTTTCTTCAAGATCTCGTAATTCTGTTTCTAATGCTGCTAAATCTACTTCCTTATCGCTTTGTAACATTGAACGAATTTCTGATTTTCTAGTTAAAATTTCTTGTAATGTTTTCAAATGAATCTCTCCCTTATAAATATGTTTTTAAAATTAGTTTTTTACGTAATTCTTTTTGATTGCGTTCCTTTACAAATTGTTTATATGGGTCATGACTTCTAGCTGAAACTTGCGAATCAGGATAAGCTGGAAAAGCTACTGGACTAATCTCTAGTAACTTAGCTTTTGTTACACTACGAACTACATTGTCCGGATCTGATTCATCCCATTCTTCTTTGACCATTTGGAAGCCAAAAGAAACACCGTCTACATCACCACGTTTAATTGTCTCGTATGTGTCATTTCCGAGTGTTGTATTGGCTAAGTCTAGTTCAAACCTTAGTCCAATCTCATCTTCAAATAAACGAAGAGTACCATTTTTAGTTCTTCCTAACACTTGTGATGTGTCGTGGCTCCATAAAGCTAATTGATCATCTTGAGTCAAGGACTCTGTGAAAGCTCCTTTTTTAAACTGCTCTTTAAATCGTTGCCAATAGCCCATTGTTACAGATTTCATTTCCCATTTAACTGCATAACCAGAAATTGTTCGAAGGCCATTTTCTAATTCCCTAATTTCAAGAGCACTACTCAGTAGCTCCCTCTTTTCCGTCTTGTTCATTGTCATCACCTCCTTCATCAGTGACATTCCCTTCCTTAACCAGTGCTGTATCTAACCTTCTAATTGGCTTATCTCCACCTTCAATTGGACCAAGTGAAAGAATTGCTCGCCATTCATTTGGTGTCAAAGAGCCTCTATCTACCATCTGAACAAGATTCATTTTGGTCCCCATAGAAGCGTATTGAAGTGAAGAAGATTCAAAGATAATTCTGTTACCAAACCCTCTTTCCCGACGCGAAAAAAGCTTCCTGGTAAATTCTCCAGCAAGCTGCATTGCAAATGGCTCTATTTCTGATTCATAATAAGCATTCCATTCATCTTCGTTATATTTACTTTGGATAATCTTTTCGTTTGTATTAAAGAAATTATAAATACGTTGTACTGTTTCTTGCATCTGCTTGGAATCTGGTACAAACGCTTCAGGTTTCACTTGTTCTAAATCATACCTCGGATCCGAAGAAGCTGCTCCGCCATCATTCGAGATATTCAAATAGTTGTTCACAAAGTTTTTTACCTGACTATCAATATCCTCTTGTTTTAATACTGACTTAAACTTAAGAATCCACTTTACTACTGCACTATTTTTAATAGCTTTAACAATACCTTGATCAGTAGTTGTTACAATCTCCATTAACTGAGCTAATGCATTACCAGGATGTTCTCCGAAAAAGTCATTATCATTAAAGTCTTTACGTAAATGAATGATATCTGTATACGGAATCGTCATCTGCTTACCATTTTTAAAATAAAACTTTAAAAAGATGTCTCCCTGTGCACCTTCTACAACTTCAACTGTTGTACATGGAATAGGATAAATCTCAGTAGGATAACCAAAATCATCACGCTTAATATAAGCGAATGCATTATGATTCAACTCTAATTGAACAGCCATTTTCTCTTGAAACATTTGTCCTGTCATCAATGGATTAGGCTCTTCCAGTAAAAATCTCATATAAGAATCTGGATTCACCTTAAATTCAGTAGAGTTATCTCGTATATGCTTGGCTATCAGCTTACCGACTGCTTTTGCTTTAGGACGTATACAAGCCCGTATAATGTCACTTTGATAGATATCCCCATTCCACGCAAAAAAACCTCCACCATTATCGTTTATCATTTCAAAACGAGTTGTAGTAGGAGCCTGTTTCTTACCAAAGATCTTATCAAATAACCCCAAATTCTCACCTCCTTCTTAAATCATGTTGAGGTAGTCATTTCGTTTTTCTTGAAGAACTACATATGCATTTAAAAGCGCTGCTGTACCATCAATACGACGTCGTTGGTTCTTTGTTTTATTTGGTTGTATATTTAAATTTTTATCAACGTCTATGGCTGTGTTGGAAAGACACCACTTGTCAATTGTGTGGTTATTATAGTTTATTAACTTAGATTCCAAATCAGCTCCTAAAAGTTTCATCGGGCTAGAAAGAGTTTGTTTACCTTGTGCGATAGGAATCATAGATTCTTTACCAAAATAACCTTCCATTTCCTCAACCCAGTACTTAGCTGACCACTTATCATAACCAATCCAAGGTAGATAAATGCCATATTCATCTCGTATTTCTAAAAACCATTTCGTAACAAATTTATAATGAACGGAATTTCCCGGTGTTGTTCTTAATATTCCTTGCTCGTGCCATAAATTATATGGAATTTTATCTTCTTTACTTCGCTGCTCCAATAAATCTTCTGGAAGCCAATACATCTGCTTCACATAAATATGTGGGTCCTCTGGAACCATAAAAATAACCTTCGCTGCTGTTAAATCGGTAGTTGAAGATAAATCGCAACCACCAATTCCATAGGAAGGCTTTAGCTTTTCTATATCAAAAGTTTCAGGATTATTTAGTTGTTCAAAAGTCAGCCATGCTTCTGTTGAAGTTTCTCTTATATTAAAATCTTTCGTTAGTAAGTTTTTTACCAACAAAGAATTTGCTTTTGCCTTGTTTACTTTTGTTTCAAGTTGGTCTATCTTTTTTATCGATCCAAGCCCAGGATTTGCTTTCTTCCACTTTGATGGGTCAGTCCATTCCTCTCGTTTATCCAACTCATAGATTATAGGTAAAAAACGATCATCCTTATATCCATCCGGATCATCGAGTCCATTTAACAACATTTCTGCTTCTTCATATTTCATATCATACACTGACTCTCGGACAGTTCCGGCTGTTGTAATCATAAATATCATTGGCTGTTCTCGTGAAGAAGTACCATCTACAATAACGTCATATAAGTTTTTATCTTTCCAAGCATGGATTTCATCCATCATAGCACCATGTACGTTAAGTCCATCTAAAGTTTCACTATCAGAGCCAAGTGGTTTAAATGTACTATCATTCCATTCAGAAACCATTTCAGATACTAAAGGTTTAATACGCTTTAATAGTGCTGGTGACTTCTTTACCATTCGCTTTGATTCTAACCAAACTAATTTCGCTTGGTCTTTCTTAGTTGCTACCGCATAAACTTCTGAACCTGGTTCCCCATCTGCTATTTGCAAATACAATCCAATACCTGAGCCAACAGTAGATTTTCCATTTTTACGAGCAACTACAAGTAATACTTCTCTGTATTTTCTTGTGCCATCTATTCCATGTACAAATCCAAATGCTGCTGCAATAAATGCCTTTTGCCATACTTCTAAAACAATTGGTTTTCCGCCCCATTTTCCCTTTGAGTGCTTACAAAAGTTTTCGATGAACTCAATGGCATGGTTTGCTTTCTTTGAGTCGTATTCATATATACTTTCTTTATCATCAATATCACTTACTAATTTCTTATATATTCTACGAACTTTTTCACTAACAATTTCTTTTCCCGATTCAATAAGGCTGTAATATTCAATGATTGGGTTATAAGACAAAAGATATTGTATCCTCATTTATTCATCACAAAGTCATCAAACCCATCATCCTTCTCCTTACTTTCAACTGTTTTTTTAGGTATGTAATCACCCAACTGCTTCATTATCGTTTGATAACTTTTATTCATAGCTATATATCTTCTTGCTGCTGGTCTTTCTCTTTCATAAGGCTCTTGATTCTCTGATTGCGAGAACATTTCATCGTAACCATTTTCATCTAGATCTTTACGAACATCTTCTAATCTTACACGCAAATCTGCCGCTTCAACAATTAGACCCTCTACTACCAAGAGGGTATCTTTTGGCATTTCTTTATATATACGTCTAAGTCTGGTTATCTCTTTATTAACCCGTTCTTCTTTTGTTAGTTCTTTCTTTATCGCCATAAATAACACCTCATCTCTTCTGCATTTTGGGTAGGGGGGTCACGTGAAATGACCAATTTATTTTTTGAAGGTACCTCATCGGTCCTTCGAGAACTCGAAAAAGATTTTGAAATGGGGGGCTTTTATTTCTTTGAAAATATCAGCGTTCATTTTTTATTTTGATTTTTATTCTTTTTGTATTAAATCCCCATTCTCATCAAACATTACTCCTTCAACAACTGGACTATTCTTCTCATGATGTTCACGGTTGTGGCAATCCTGACATAAAAGTTCCAAGTTATGAAAGCTCAATGTAATCTCTGGGTTATTTATATTCTCTGGTGTTATGTAATCCTTGTGATGAACAATCTTCCCTGTCCCCTTACACCTCTCACATAATCCATATCTAAATTTAAAATATGAATCCCTACACTTCTTCCATGCTGTGGACTTATAAAACTTCTTTGCATATTCCTTTGCCATGCATCCACCTCAAAACAAATAACCGCTCAATGTTGAACGGTTATCCTTTATATAAAGTTATACGAAACCCAATACGGTAAATGAAGTTTTATATAACATAATTGTCATTAATCCCTATCTACTATTAGGTGGCTTTTGTACGACAAAAATAAAGCTTTTATCTCTTATTGAACAAACTTATATTGAATGCAAATACTATCAATAGCTTTCCTCTCAACATTTAATATCCTTATATTATTTTATAAAAAAAATAGATTAATTAACCGAATTACCTTTACACGTATTATAATACGTGTTATAATAAGAGTATAGAAAGGAGGGAATAAGGGAGATGGACATTCTAGATATTTTAGACAAAGTAAGCGGGATTTCTTCTTTCATCTTAGCGATATACATACTTCTCAAAGAAAGCAAAGAAGAAAAAAATAAGCGTCCTCAACGCAAAGGTTCCAGCCGACCAAGCAGAAAACCTAAGCGAAGAAAACGCAAGTAACCCATTGGGAAACTCAACCAACTGGTTGGGTTTCTCAAAAAAATATTATCATCTCCCATATCTATATGTCAAAAACTTCATTGATTTTAAATACTATTTGTTTGTTTTTAACAATTCGTTTCTTTATTGTTACCGACTTTTCTAATTTACAAATGTTAGACACTATCTACTTAATAGTGATTATTTTATGGATTCTGGTCTTCACCATTTCGATTATCAAGAAATTTAAGAAGTAAATCCATTACACTATATTTAGCAGGAGGAGAAGCAAATGAGCACTTACCAAGATCGCTACATCTACCCATCTATTTTTGATTTTTCTAATGAGCAGGTTACTGTTACATTTCCTGACTTAACAGATTGTCATGCTAATGGAAATAACTATGAGGATGCTTTTGAAATGGCTAAAAAGACATTAGCAACTCATCTATATGAAATAGAAGAAAATAAAGGCACTATTCCGCCCGCATCTAATCCAACTTCTATCCAAACTAAAGACAATCAAGTTATTGGCTTAATGGAAGTATGGATGCCACCATTCCGTAGTGAAATTGAAAATAAAGCAGTAAAGAAAACATTAACTATTCCTCATTGGCTTGATAAAATGGGAAAAGCTAATAATGTAAACTACTCACAAGTGTTACAAGATGCATTAAAAAAACATTTAGGTGTTACTGAAAATAAGAACGTATAAAAGAGATGATGTATCTTCATCTCTTTTTTCTATCTCCATAATAAAAGAAATAACCCGTTATATTAGGATTATTTCTTCAATTAATTTTACTCGAATGCCTTTTTAATAATTTTATGAGTCCCAATTAAAGAAAGACCTAACAAAACTGTCCCAAAAAGAAAATAAACTATAAAAATAAAATAATACATATACTTGTTAGAATCTATCGGTAAATATGGGAACCAAAAAATAGTTAGTAAAAAGAGTAGTGCAATAAGCATTAACGTCAAATAATTCATATAAAAGTTTTTATTCTCTTTTCTAGCTTCTAGACTTTGAAAAGCTATACAAGCAATTGCAATCCCAATTAAACCTATTATTATCGTTATCCCTAACTTAGAAGTCTCCTGAATCATCCCTACTAACATTTCCATATTTCCTATAGCATTAAATACTACAGCGATTAATGTAAAAACCGCCAAAAATATAACCAATTGTGCAATTACTTTAATGTCTTTACGCAATTTTCTCATACAAATCAACCTCCTCTATACAAGAATAAAAGGAGGTTGAAACAAAATCAATAAAACTTAATATAAAGTTAAAATACTTCAACATAATACTTATCTTAATTAAGCTTTCGACAAAAATAACTATTCCTCTTCATATGGTCTATATTTACTACGCAGGACTTCTAATTCCTTCTTCTTCTCTTCAATGTCTTCACGTAGAAACAAACTTACTCGTTCCATTTTCTTAAATGGCACAAGTTTACCATCTTTAATCATTTTACTAATTCGTGCTTTACTAATCCCTAAAACATCCATTACCTCTGGTGTCGTTAATACCTCATCATGTAAAAAAGAAAGCAGTTGCTCTTTATCTTCAAACTTGTACACTTTATTCACCTCTTTTTTCTTTAAAAATCCCATAGAGTCTCAATGACGTATTTATTATATAAAGGACTAAAAGAATAATTAACACGATATCCAAAACAGTTTTAAAAATACTCGCTTCGACTGAATCTCGAAAATACGCAAAGTAAAACAGTGTAACGAAAATAATTAAGAAGTTCGATGAATTACTTGTTTTCTTCATATTGTTTACAAATTGGCAAGTTGTTATAATGTGTATAGAAGAGAGAAGGTGCGCTTCTCTCTTCCGCTCAAAATCATTTTCGTTTACGTCTGGCTGGGCGTTTTCGTTTGGTTTTGAGCTTTTTTACTTTTTCGTGGATGACTAGGACTTTTTCGATGATTGTTAGTGCTGTAAGTATCATTCCTAGTATCAGTGCTAACTTTGCCAATTTGTTTCCCCCCTTTCGTTCTTTCTATATTTATTATACCATATCTATTTACCTAAGTAAACAGATATGGTGCGATTTCTCTTTAATTTTATTATTAATATAAAACCAAACTTTTAACATTAAATAATCTACATATAAATATCCATCACTCAAAATCCAAATAAAAAACACCTTTATAATAAAGGTGCAAAGATTTATTCTCCTCTTTGTGCAAATTTCGTATATTGAATATCATGCCGAAGAATTGTTATTTCCTTATCACCGACTACATAATGTCCTCTTTCACTTTCTATTTCAGATTGATAAAACCTCATTTTCTCCCCTCCTAGGGTCTCATACAACGCTTGAATTTCCTTCACAAAAGGGGTTCTACGAAAATCTTCTTGTTCTTCTTTTGTTCCCTGTTGATCTTTCTTAAATTTTGTAGAACATAATGGTATGAGTATTTCTTCATCTTTTTCAAAAAAATCGACCCACACTGTTATCGTATCAGTTGTTTCAAAATTACTACTGTCCCCAACAACTATATTAAATTCACAATTCATTATGATATCTGGTCCATCATATCTTATTATAGAGTAATAAGTAGTTTCAAATTCTGTTCCAATTAAACGTTCATAGGCTTCCGTTAACACAATACGACCTTTCTTTTTCCTACCAACATTTTTAGTTTCCGAAAGATTCATATCTACTTTAGCTGCTGATAAAAACGACCGTTGACTTTCTTTATTTTTCTTTCTTTCATTTATTAATTGAGTACTCGCAATAATTAATGCCACTATACCTCCAATAATGCCACCAGTGTAGCTACCATAAAAACTTACCCATGCATTTTCATCTCCAATTGTTAAATTACCCCCAGGTATATTAAGTAGCCCCCCTATAATGTTTGGCGTAGCTACCGCTATTACTAATATACCAATAACCTTTTTCCAATTTGATTGTATCCACTCTTTCAAATTAATCCCCATCTTCCTACTTATTTGTCTAAAGTAAAAGCACCCAATCTTGATATCTTTCAAAAGTAAAACTTACAAAACTATTTTCTATTCTTTAAAGATAACTACATACATAATAGTTATACATTATTTTTTATGGTAATTTAGATGCCATTCAAAATACTCAGCATTATCTTTATTCCACTTTAAACACTCTTTTCCTTGGAGACTCTCAATATACTCCCTTACTGAATCTGGTAAATTATCTTTATTAACCAAGCTAATAATTTCTCCATTCAAGACAGTAATATATCCTTTTTCAAATAAATCATCACAACCAAACTTACACATAGGTATGGCTATATTTTCAATATCTAACCTTTCTTCTATGCTACAAAATGCTCTTTTCTTAATATGTGCAGCTACAAGTAAATCTATAGGATACTCTTTCCCACAAATTCCACAGTTACACGTTTTCTTATCATTAAACAGATAGCCACGTAATATCCCTTGCTCTTTTCTCGCCTTACCTTTTATTTCACTATCTAATGAAGCACTTTGTTCTAAATCACCTATAATGTCTTTGATATTTTTCTTTGTTTCTTCCTTTGTACTAATTGGTGCATAAGAAGAACTATACAAATCAAAAGCACTCATTATTATGTTACTTTTCTCTTGGTCTAATACTCTAAAGCCTTGTATTAGATTTCCTTCTTCATAATCTAATAATCTATTAAAGACACTTAAACTAATGGCTTGATGCTTTATTTCATCTAAGAAGTAAATATACTCCCAGCTTTCACCACTATCTGTTTCTCCCCACAGATGTTTTGCTAATTCTAAATTATGTACCTTATATGCGATGGTAGCAGATGCAAAAATTTGCTTATTCGCTGAAAAGAGAGTTATATCTCCTCTTTGAATCTTTTCCCATTGCTTTATCTTTTGTGGACTTGGAGTTATCCCCCAAACACGGATTAAGTTTCCCTTATAAATTGCAGATAAATTATTAGCATCCTCTTGTTGTAAGAAAGGCTTAATTTTCTCAAATTCAATGCCATTACGCATTGTAGATTGAAAATTAAATTTAGCTACTTTATTCCCTGTAGGTTGCAGTATTACGTTGTACATACACTTACACCTCTTCTATTTTATTTAGTTTTCTATAGTTCGTTATATTTTTTATTCGATCCAAATGACTTTTCAACTGGATATTTCCTTTGATTTTTTTCTATTTTATTTTGAATCAATTCTTCTATATCCACATTCATTTGGTCAGCCAATAAGATAGAATAAATTAATACATCAGCTAGTTCATCTTTGATGTTTTCAAGATTTTGTTCTATTGCATCTTCACTACTTTTCCACTGAAAATTCTCCAATAACTCACTAGCCTCTAAAGAAAGAGAAATTGCTAAATCCTTCGAGTTATGAAATTGCTTCCAGTCTCTATCATCTCGAAACTTAAGAATTTCCTTTATTGTATTTTGATTCATTTTTGAATCCTCCCGCTATTATCCATTGATAAATCCTTCTACAATTATATAAAACCAATTGCTTCCATTGCAAAAATTTAGATATATTAATTTTAAAAAGATAGACTGATAATAAATATAATTTACTCGGAGGAATACCTATGGCAAATAACAATCCTTGGTTAAGCGAAATCATAGAAATATTAACGGAATTAGGTGGAGCTGGAACACTAAGTCAAATTAAAACCAAAGTTATGGAGCGTAATAAAATAGACCTGAGTAAATATCAGCATGAACAATCAATAGGTGCACAAATTAGAAAGACCATCTATTATCATTCTAGTGAATGCGATATTTATAAGGGTGAACAGGACTTATTTTACGCTGTAAATGGTAAAGGAAATGGATGCTGGGGATTAAGAGATTTCGATAACAATACTGATTGGGAATTAATCGATCTTGAGGAGGAATTTTCTGAAGGGAAACAAATACTTAGAACTCATTTATCCTATGAACGTAATAATAAGGTGATTAAACGAGCAAAAGAACATTTTAAGCAAAAGCATGGCGGGAAAATCTTCTGTGAAATTTGTGGTTTTGACTTTCATAAAATATACGGTGAATTAGGAAAAGATTTTATTGAGGGACATCATACAATCCCTGTATCTCAATTAAAAGAAGGAGAAAAGACTAGAATTGAGGATATTATCATGGTTTGCTCTAATTGTCACAGAATGTTACACAGGACAAAATTCGTTTTAACTAAAGAAGATCTTTACTCAATAATACAGAAATAAGAGCCCTAAACTCCTGGGCTCTTATTTCAAAAACCTAATTATTCTTCAACAAAATCTATTATTTCTCTTATGTCTTTAATTTCTAAAGCTTTAGCAATGTGTTCTATATGCTGTATATTTATTACAGTTCTAGCTCCTCTTACAATATCACTTATTGTTGCCTCTCTCATGTGTGTCATTTCAGCAAGCTGTTTTTGTGTAAGATTCTTTTCATTTAATATTTCTTTGAGTTTTATCTTAAGTTTTAACATTTTTATTCACCTCATATAAATATAAAAATGTGTAGCAATGAAGTAGAAAATTGCTACACTTTTTTATTTTATTTTACATAACGTTCAACTGTCATATACATCATATCCCANGCGTTTGTATCTTTCCCTACGGCATTAGGATTGTTACCAATGGACTCTGTAAATTTCATAATTTTACTTGCCAATTGCACTCTTATCTCTTCATATACATCAAAAGGATCTTTAACCCATCGATACATATTAGTTTTTTCATCTAAAGTTACTAAAGCTCTAAAAGCACTTAAAATAGGATACACTAAACCATCCGGTACTTTATATTCTAAAGGCTCGTCCCCAAACTTCAACTTGGCTACTACATTCCCCTCTTTATAGCCAGAAAATTTCTTCGCCCCATATTTTCCACCTGTTGCATTATATGCAACAGGAAAATCCATTTCAATCTTGCTATATAAATCAAACATGTCTGGAGCAATATTATGCATTTTTTCAAACTCAGATTGGTCCTTTAAATACTCTGAGAGTACTTTTGCTTTACTAGAATACGAAGCAGTTGGATGAGTATCTGGTCCATAACTGTCTATATTAAACATAGTCATAATTGCTACAATCTCACGTGCATCTATTACCTTTACTCCTCTTCGATCTGAATGCTGATTTTGTTTAAATGCCACCCTATTATAGAAAGGCATACCTCCAATAGAATCTTTGATAGGTGCAAATTTCCCTTCTAACTCAGCTATAGATTTTTCATCTACTTGTGTAGATGTATTTCTAGCAGCTGCTAATGGTTCAATTATATCTTCTACACCTACCATGATTTCAAATTGAACATATTGTTGAAGCCCTTTTCCTTGATGCTTCAAAATTACTTTATAAGTATGTCCACCATCAATGTTTCCATGCTCATAGAAATCATCAAAAAGTAATGTCATTTTCTTTGTTTGAGTATTATATTCTACTTTTTTAGCAGAAATTACAATCCCACGATTTTTCAAATGAAACTCACCATCATCAGATAGTAATGAATCTTCAATTTGCTTTGGGACACTTTTAGTTAATTTTTGCTCTCGTGGATTTGTTGCCATTGGAATATCCTTCGGTACATCATTTACATTTACATAGCAAATATACTTCTTTTTTGTACTTCTCCCTAATGGATCTTCCATCTTTTTAAACTGAATAGCTGTTACTTCCATTTTTGATTTCATTTATTTTCCTCCTCAATTTATGAGCTTAACCATCTACGAATGAGATTGGTAAGTCTTGCTTCTGTTACTATATTACGAAATAACGCAATTACCGTCAAGCGTAATTTCGTAATTTAATAATTAAAAATCTACTAAAACAAAAAAAGCCTCATCCACAATTGCAGAAGAGGCTCTCATTTACCTGTCTTGCTATTTTCTTTTCAGCACGTTCTATCATAGATTGTACCGTACTACATGTAATGTCTAGGTATCTAGCAATCTCTCTGTATGTTAAACAATATCCTCGAGACATGAGGTATACTTCTTTCTCCCGCTCTGTTAGCAATGACAACGCATCCTCTAGCCTTACCTTATCCCATTCACCAATTGAATGCTCTTGCTGATGATTATCCCACTCATATAAGTTATCATCCATGCTACGAAAATACCTTTGCATTAACAACGGATCGCACGCTCTTTCTCTCTGATACGCAGCTAACCTTTCAACCCCTCTACGATTTCCCGGTCTTCTCGCCTTTTTCATCCATTCTAAGGAATAAGTAATGTCACTAATCATATCAGTGAGAACCTTTACATCTTCCTCTTTAGCATCCTTCTGCGCTTCTCTCAATTGCCTTAAAGTCGTGTTATATTGCTTAATCAAATCCTGCATACCTATCCCCTCCTTATAAACAAAAAAGAACACCGTATATAGACTGTACTTCTCTACATAACAGTGTTCTTTTATTACTTTCATATTTAATTTCTACGCTTCTCTCACTACACAAGCGAATTCCACTTATATAGTCAGAGAAACGGAAAACCGTTCCTCATAGACACAAATCAGTAAGTGTAGCTGATGCTTCAAATTAGTTTGGTAAAGTTCAAGAGAGAAATAAAGTGTTGAGGTGCCCCACGCCTCTTTGAACCGAGGAAAGTATGATTAGCAATTGGACATTCGGAAGGAACATCCTCGGCTCAAAGAGAAGTGTAACCCTCTCCCCCGTTGGTCGTCGGACCCTTACTTACGTTTATTCGTGAGTAAACTATAATTAATTGCCCTAACCCGAGAAATTTAGATAAATCAAGAAACAACATACAGTACCATTTCCGTGGCAGTTCTTATGACACTTTTAATAATACACGTATATATCCAATATATTTTATCAAATTTTTATCTTTTTTCTCATACGAAAACCCACCTATACAGGTGGGTTTTCTTTAATATTCTTGAGTTAAATTCATAACAAATCTACTTTTTTTTGCATATCCTGATTAACATTGATATATATTTCCGTTCCAATATCCGGTATTTCATCCCTTAGAATATTATTCAATTTCTTTACTAGAAAATCTTTATTATACTGAACATCTTCTAAATTGATTATAACTTTAAAAACATATTTATTATTTCTTTTATTATCTAACTTCACAATAAAAATGTCTTCTTCATCATTTTCAATTGATAATTCACTAAAAAAACTGTTAATTACTAAACGAAGTTGCGGAGTATAATTCTCATATAATTCATCATCTCTTTTTTGTTCTTTTTCTTCAAGAAATATTTTCACAATAGGGATCGAAATATAAAATACTGGAATTAAGTAGCTCCAAATGGATAAATCATTCTTTATAATCCATACTATATTTAAAATTGATAAAATTATTGGAGCCACTACTATTGCTAACATAAAAAAGGATGTTAGGTTAAAAAATAGGTTTCTGCTTGCGAAACTCCACAACACAAAATAAATAATTAGAAAGATTACTATCAGGGACAAATTGAAACCAATTATTGTTAACACTTTGCCCCCTCCTTTCTTTATTACCTAATAGTTATAGGTTGAACTCTAAGTAATTTATTTTTCCCTTTAACAATTTCTTCAATTATTAAATCAATTTTGCTTAAAGCATCCTTACTCCAAAATTGATTAAGGTGTTTCTTTAAATCCTTTACATTTAACAATACATGATAGTTATCATCTTTCGTATCAAAATGGTTAACTAACGGTATGGTAACTTTCTCACCATTTTTAAAGATCATATTAATTTCAGATTGTATGGTAAGATTTTTAATTTCTACATTCTCATCTAGCACTTTAAATTTAAAGACATGTTGATCTATTTCATCTATCTTTATATCCTCAGAGAGATTTTGGAAAGATACTGCGTGACTGGAATCCCTTACTATTTCTATAAAGAAAATTTCATGATTAATTATAATTTCTTTGGCTTTTCTAATATATTTAGTTTGTATAGTCTTCGGAGTTCCTTTTTCGTCTTTTTTTGTTATTCTAACATCAAATGGCTCTCTTATACCAATATCATTTAATATTTTATTTAAATCTTCTTCTGTTCCTTGAGCTCCTAAAATTGATAACATAAGCTTTTCATCAATTTTACTTTCCAAGATTTCTTTGTCATTAAAGATATTTGCATATTCTATCTTAATATTTCTCTCTATTTCCCGATAAGAAACCATTTGTAAAGATTCAGTCATACCATCCTTAGGTTCTACAGAAAATGAAACTTTTGGAGGGTTCAGTTTTAAATCTTTATACATCTCTTGATTTATTTGCTCATATTCTAATTTATATGACTTAGGATAGAACCTCATCACAATCTTTGGAATTACATTTTTCACGTAGTATAAGGTATAAGTTTTAGTAGCTTCTGCATTTCCAGCACTATCCGTTGAAAATACATTCAATACATTTTTACCTTCATTCAATTTTAGTTTTACCAAATCATTTGTAAATATTAAATTAAATTTCCCGTCATTTATTGAATAATATGTATCCGTTACGGGATATGTACCTTCAAGTATGTTATTAACGGATAATAGTACCTCTCCACCAACTACATAAGTATACATTTTATCATTAATTTTTCTTTGCTTATTACTTTGAATAGAAATTTTTGTTTCTGGTAGCTTTAACTCATCAACATTGACTTTCTTTACATTTTTTGGTTTTCTAATATCTACAGTTTCATTTTCTTTTATAACTAATCTACTTTCACTTGAATCAACTGGTATCGTGAACTCCGCGGTTTTATTTTGGTCAATAATGAACGAGTCAAAAGAATTTATTTCTGTAATTTTTCCATCTTTATATTCCTCAATTGTAATTGAAGTTGCCCCTTCATCATATGCCTCAATTTGGATTTTATCTAACTTTTTCTGTTTTAATTCTTGATCATTCTTATATGGCAACAATATATACATCGTGTCATCTAAATATGTGATATCAATATCTTCTCTCTCTAAATGCTCTCCAATTAAATCCTCTTCATTTAAGAAACGCTCTGTACTTCCATATAAAATGTCGTTATTCTCATCAGATAACGTAACAAGAACTGGGCATGCAACTTTAATAACCTTCGCATTAAAATCACTAGTATAATCATCTAAAAACTTCTTATACACTAAGAAATCATCAGTTTGTTTTGGATCTTCTCCATGAACAATACACTTAACTATATCTAATACAACGCTATCATTAGGTAAAAACTGATGCCCTCGGTCAACATAATACTTGATACTCGACTCTGATTTTGCGCTAGTTAAAGGAACTGTGCCATCTCCATCTCCAAAAATAGCTTTTGTCTTCTCTTTTTTATCTCTCTTAAATGAACAATATGTCCCTTTACCATAACCAATAATTTCATGATGCTCTACATTCATATCACCTTTTATCAAATTTTGGAAATGATTGAATCCCTCTACAAAATCAAAGTCTTTATCCTTCAAAAGTGGTTTATATATATCACTATATATATCTTCCCAACTCTTTATACTCTTACCATTATATTCAGTAAACGCCAATTTACACTCTTCATCATATTCCTGGTAATAATTTATATTAGGGAGTAATTGGTATACACTTTCAAATGTACGAGCGAGATCTTTTGTTTTCTCTGCAGACATCATAACTGGAAACCAATCTTTAGGAATTCCAGCACCATGTTTTAAAGCTTTATATGCTGTAGGAGCTCCAGCCCATGGCGTTCCCATAGTTATGACTTTTGAGATTTTTTGATTGAGCCCCTCACTAGCAAATTCATTTAAACACGCTTTTGCAATTAATCCCCCCATACTATGAGCAACAATTATCACTTCATCTACATCAGTTTTTATTAACTTTTTTAATCTTTCAAGGTGATATTGATTTCCTAATCTCCAATCATAAAAAAACTCGTCTACATGTTTAGCATAATCTTGTAGAACCGATTTTAATCTTCCATAGAACGGTCCTAAAATCCCGGTAGAAGCGTCAAAATGGTTCTTTTTCTGCTTTAACTTTAGCTTTTCATGCAAGTTAAATTCCCTACTAAATGTACTTTTAATATGTGGAATCCAAATAGTTAACTGCTGTTCCTTCAATTTACTTCCCATTATTCCAGGTATAATTATTATTTGCTTATTTGGTTTAACATGTTCATTTTCTTGGGGCATCTTTCTTCTCCTTTATTCCTCTTTTAATCTATTTTACCAAAAAATAGATTAATATTCTCCTTAATTTCACCATCTATAATTAAAACATGAAAATATTATAATATAAACGGAGTAAAGAAATACAATTTAATCGAGAACCCTATAGATAGATAAATCACCTATTTAACTAGATAGTTTATTCATCTTAAGGGTGATATTTATTCCTCAATATCCATACTTAAAAACACACAAACATTCCTAAGTTTTTCAATAAGTACTAACTTACATATCTTATCAGCACACTCATATACGACCTTGATACACTTAAATTCTCTCTAACCTTAGAAGTAATAAAAACTTCACCTCTATTGAATTTAATCTTTTAAAACATTTGTATTAATTTTCTCTCTCGAACACCCCTTCAGCTGTTCAATTGCTATCTTTCGTGCATGCTCTTCATTATCTATCAAAGAAAACCCTTGATTGATAGAACTCCAAAACTCATATCCACAATCCTCCATCCACCTATAAACTTCTGTTGTATATAAACCATCTTTTCGTTTTATTATTTCAACTTTATATTGCTCACTTGGAGAATATAGTTCTCTCACCACTTGTCCCATGATTTCATTCTCTCCTTAAAAATATTCCTGCATTCAATTTACAAAAAGAAGCCACCTAAACTGGTAGCTCATTAATTGAATTGATTATTTTTTGTTCTCATCAATATATCAATTGTCTCTTGAATAATTCTTATTTTAGTTCTATCAGTAAAACTAATAAGAAATAAAATCATAATAAGAATTAATATCTACGATGAACAATCCTGATATCAATTAAGTTACCTAATTCATTGCCTAAACAGCTTATTAATGTATATTGTATAATTGGTGATATTGCTGAAATTGTTGCTGCTGGACTTAAATACCATGTAACAACTATAGATGCTGCCGCTGCACTTATGGCTTGTTGTACACACCTCTCCAAATTACGTTCTATTTGGTATTGTACATTTGCGGGGTATTTTACAACCAACACTAGTTTATGATGATAAGCGGCAACTATTTGAAATTCTTTCATTACGTCTGGTGGAGGAGGAGAGATTGGACAACCAAAATCATTATAATATTTTGGTAAATTCAAGTCTTTTGCTAATACATCTCGGACCTCAGCGTTTCCTGTTTTAAAGAGAACAACCCCATACACTAACACCCCATCTTCTCTTCTTCTTTGATGGAAGTTAGGAAAAGCAGCTGCATAACTACTTACCGCTCGGAATAGCCCACCAACATCACCAGGATTCCCTAATTCATCTGCTGTAATATCTACAGTTTCTGCTGTTCCAGGCTTAAATAATATAATTCCATAAACATTTGGGCCTATATGAAAAGTTGGTATTCCAGCCGCATATCCTTGTTTAGTAGCATAACTACTGGCTGCCCTCATCATAGCTCCAACATCTCTCCGATCGATATCACCAAATTCTGATTTAAGTACATCTTTATAATCAACCGCTTCTCTTTTAAATATAATAGTTCCATAGACTAGCTCTCCATCTCCCCTTTTAGCTTGGTGGAAATTCGGAACTCCTCCTGCGAACCCTTGATTTCCCATAGTATGACCCACATAGTCCATACTAGCATTAATTCGGGATGCTTCTTCACAACTAATTTGTCGAAAACCTTTATCTACTATTTCATAAGAAGGGTAGAAAGAGTTAAAGGAATTCGGATAATATCCATCATTATAAAAATTGGGGTAATAACAATTTATACGAGCATCAATACACATAGGATTATATGCATAAAATGGATAATATGAAGGATAATTGTAATAATTCAATTCTCTACATCCTTTCGGCTCAAACAAGAGCTCAATAATTTTTTATAAACTATTCATAAAATCTTTCCATCTATATCTATGCTATATGCTTTTCCAAGGGTCTTATTTTTCACAGAAAAAATAAAACCCACTAAAGTACCGTTCCCTCTCTTTCTTGCATATTGATTCAATAAAATATTTAAAATAAAAAAACCACCTGTTTACACAGATGATTCATTTATCATATACTTTTTATTTTCTCTCATTTACGTAATTATCATCAATTGTAAATAACTGAGTTGTTCTTTCAAATGAACGTTTACACAAAGCCTCTTCCATATCAACTCTAGTTAATATTTCTATCTCATTAAGCTTATCTTCAATATAATCTAAACACTCTTCTATGTTATTTATTTTTTCTGGAAGTTTCTCTCTTCTACTTTCCTCTCTAGTAAATTTAATAGTTAGTAATACTCCTACAAATGTGATCAACCCCGATACAATTGAACCAATATAACTCCCAAAAAACCAATCCAGCTATTGGTATCACCATATACTTTAGCGATATTAAAACTCATTAATTGATTGACTACTATTGGAATTAAAAATAATAAAATAATATATTTTTGTATTTTTCGGAACTAATTACAACTCCTTCCAATTGCCATATCTAAATACAGCCTCACAATTATCACATATTGTTTATTCTTTTTCTACAGCTATTCCAAAAACATAAGCAAAATTATAAAACGCTTTATTTCTAATTCTATAATAACTTCCTTCTGATATATTAAGTTCTCTTATAACACGAAACCTGTTTACCTTTTCTCTTAACATATACTCTTGTATAATCTTCTTATCTTCTTTATTGACTAACTTTTGTAACGCAACATTCATATCGTTAATATAATCAATTCGATCCTTAGTTTTGTTCTTATTTTTTATAAAACTCCTATATATTGCAAATGCAATCAGGACTTTCTTTTTAGTAGCATTTTCATTCAATTGTGGTATTTTTATTTCTCTCATAATTTTTCACTTCCTTAGTTTAAATTCAAACTTACTTCACCATTTTCAAAAATGTATCCAACGGCATAACTACCAACCATGGTTTTCTATCAGCCTTAATCGCTAATGCATCTGGCTGTTCACGTTCATCCTCCAACCAGTTATATAACGTCTTGAATCCTTCTTTCCTCGCCTTTACTTCCCACTCAAGACCTAAACCCTTCACATCATTTGAATACCCGTCCATCGCACCAGAGAGCGGTACACGAGCACCGCCTATTAAACTAGCAAATTCTCTTTCACGTCTCATTCCTTTATTTCTTTGACTTTTTCCCATTTATAAATCTCCATTTCTTTAATAGGATTATTTTATTAAGTTTCTATAAAATGGTAATTAATATATAATTAAATTATTAAAATATTAGGTGGTGATACAAATGACTGATACAATCCGAATTATTCTGTTCACTCTTGTAGGAATAAGTGCAGTATTTTCTGTAATTAAAGAGTTTCAAAAACCAGAAAAAAATAAATTTTGGATTACATTTGAATCTTTAATTCTGATTGGAGCAGCCTGGATGTTAATAGGGCTTATCATGTAACCTACATAATTAGTAAATCCACCCTGAATAAAACTCAATATTCCGTCAATACTATAGATACAGCAGTCTCCAATTCCCCTGGAGATGAGCAGTTAGCTTTTGCTAGCTGCTCTTTTATTTGTAATCTTTCTAGACTTCTGTTACTTTCCACTTCCAAAAAAACTCGTCTACCCACTTTTCAACTTTTACAACTTCTTGCCTTAATTGCTCTGCCAACTCCGCAATTTCAGCTTGAGCACCTTTCCCTTTTCGACGCTTATTATAGAAATCTAAAAGCCCACGTAAATTGACTGTTAAGACTAGGTTAGTTGCGGCTGCGTTTGGAAGTACGCTACGAGCATCCTCAGCAGGAATTCCTAATGTTCTAAGTAGATCATAACCACTTTGGAGTTTGTACATCATTTCGTTGTAAGCATTAACTACTTGTTCTCCTTTAGCCTTAACTGTTTCAGGCACTACATAATCAAAACCGCCTATCTTATCATTACTTCCCATGCGTACATATCTTTGGGATTGGACTGAGTAACTGAATCCTACACGGTGACGTGTTAACTGAGCGAGTAATGCTCTGCTAACTCCTTCTACTGCAAAGGTATATGTTAGATGCTCCAGAGTTGAGGCATGCCCCGAACCTACAATATGTCTAATAAGTCGATCTACTTCTTTTCCACCCTTTCCATCAGTTGCTTTGCCCTTGAAGTACTTCTCTCCCTCTAAAGACACAATCCTACTAGGCTTATTTGGCGAGTAACACGTACGGATTGCCGATAAAGCTACTACTTGCCCATGGGTAGGGTCAAAGCCTTCATCTCCAATACCAAATACAACAGATAAATAATTAACAAATTCCTCAGATAATTGCGTATGTGCTAGTAGCTTTACATCCATATTTAAATTCTCCATTTCTTAATGAATTTGTAACCTTGTTAGACAAGTTTTTATATACTGTAATTAGTCCTTTCTTATAAATTAAGCTCGTCACTTGAATTATAAAAATGGATTTACATCCTATAACCTTTTCAGGAATCATCCATATTTTATTTCTGAAAAAGTGCTTTTGTTTTACTGAAAGGTGGTTGCGGAAACAACCGCCTTTTTATTTATGACACAATGAAATTTTTATAATAAACCTTCAATCTTTGCTATCGCTTCAAATATCGGATAAATCTGCTGAGGTACAACCGCGTTTCCTAAGAATCTCAATCTATCTTCGTCCAATCTTGTGGCAGTCCCATCATCCATTCCACAAATTGCGGGTTTATTTTCTTCCCAATATGTTCCGGAAAGTGTTCCCCGATTGATCCCGGTAGTGTTTTCCCATGTTTCCCATTTGCTTCTGAAGGGCACAACTCTCGGATCGGTTTGTAATTTTGACTTGTCGTTGGAGTGGCCAACAATAAATGTCCGGTATCTTTGATGCGGCGCGCCGACACTGACAGCCGGAAATACAAACGTCCTTGTCGAGTAGTTTTCTTCTTCCAAGTCGGAGAGCACGGTGTCCAAGCCCATCGTGACGTGTCCAGCAACATTTTCTCCAACAAACCAAGTGGGCCGGAGTTCTTTAATAAGTCGGAAGACTTCTGGCCATAACCATCTTTCGTCTTCTGCACCTCTTCGCTTCCCAACAAGACTTTCTCCCTGACAGGGATATCCTGCTGAAATAACTCCAATTGAATCAACGTCAACACCTCCATCTATTAATGATTGTTTCATAAGTTTATATAAATCCGGGAAAATAGGAATGTTAGGATAGTTCTTTCTAAGTACTTTTTGATTGAACTCCTCTATTTCACAAAAGGCTGCTGTATCAATTCCAGCCCAATCCGCTGCCATACTTATTCCTGCAATTCCCGAACACAAATCTAACATTTTCAGTCCAGATTCCTTACTTCTGTACATAAACCCAACTCATCCTAATATCCATTTTCTTGTCTCTCGAAGTTTTCGGCATTCTTCTCCTTATAAGAATCAATAACATCCTCATAGGTAAATCCATACAAATAGCAAATACGGAAGAAGATGCCAAACGCTCGTCTTAAATGTCCCATTGTTGTGGTTAAATCTCTGTACTGACACCATGCCCTTTTTGCAGTCAACACATCTTGCATATACCATTCGAACAACATATTTACATTGCTTGTATCTTTTCTCATAATTGATTGCATACTGAACGATGGAATAAGTTCATGTCTCCATGTACATTTATCTAATTCAATTACAATGTTCATGAGAAAGTGGAGACCATCAATTAACTCTTCTAATAGTCCATTCTTAGGAACTCCAAATCCTGTACTCCACATCTTAAATGCTCGAGTTTCATTCCATGCTTCACTGATCTCCACTAGTAATGCACGAAACAACATATCCATTTTGTCATTTCCTTTATATCCAATTCGTTTATCCAGTTCTTTTTGCATTTCAAATAGTTCCGTAATATCAAAGTTTTGTTTCTTCTCTTCAGATGTAATTGTGTGTAACTGAATCATTATAAGTTCACTCCAAGTTTGTATTTTAGTAAGAATATAGTCACACCGATTAAAAGCCAGCTGACTAAGATAATTGCCATTTCCTTTTTAAAGCTCACTCTTCTCCCTCCAACATTTCCACTAACTCCTCAAACGAGCATTCGAACAAATCTCGAAGCCCGTCCTTGGATTTATAAATACCTCTATCAATCAGTTGATCTATGATGTGTTGATGCAAAACTACCCCACCATGTCCTCGACACAAAATTGTAATTCCATACTTTTTACTGGAAAGTATTTTACTGGAGTATCTTTTTCATTAATTGCTACACAACCTAAAACACCCTCAAATTTGTTATCCTCAGTCTGAACAACTACCTTATATAGGACATCTTCACGTTCACAAATGTCACCTAATTTAAACTCGTCCATTTTACGATCCTTCTTATAGAACACCATGAAACGCTCAAATTCTTCTAACTCTTCATCTGTTGCCTTTCGGAATGTACGTCCCTGATATCTTTTGAAAGAACATCCATTTTCATAGAAACGATATTCTCCTACTTTTAACCCCATGATTAAGTAATACTTAGTTTGAGTCTCTTCTTTTAAAATTCCGTACCATTTCCCATTTGAGCTTTCCATTACAAACATTTCGCCGTACTCTAAATTCAATGGCTTCTCATAATCTACAAACTCGTTTTCAAAAAAGAAGTTCATACCGATTGCAGATGGTACAATACGCTGACTACTAATTCCAAAAACTTCATGCTTCCCTTTTTTTAATGTGTGTGCAAAAAAATCATTCTTTTCTTTAATCCAATTCGTTTTCATTCTTTCAATCGCTTCAAATCCTGTATATGTTTTCATTGTTTCCCCTTCGCTTTCTTTAACATTTCTTCAATCCGTTTTCCCGTAGTATTTTTATAGTCCTCACATGACCATTCAGCGTTGTTTGTCGGAGATGGTGTAAATAACATTCCCCAACTACCAACGCTTGAAATATGGACATCAAGACGAATTACAGTAATGGTCATATTAGTTCGTCTCCCATTTAAAAAGGTAACTTTCTTTTCCGCTTATCTCTTGTATACTTAAACTCAATATGTCTGTATGTATTGAACATACGTGACGTAATACGTTCGTCGTAAGCTTTCATCACAGCTTCACCTGTTAGGTTTGTTGTAATGATCGTTTTCTTTCCCTGTCTTCCATCAAAGACTTTAAACAGTACACGATTCACAAATGCAGTCGCCTTCGGATCAGCAGCATCCATATCACCTAACTCAGCACCCAAATCATCAATGACTAATAAATCTGCACTAATTAGTAAATTAACAATGCTATGCTCAGATTCCTCAGATTGACCATTGAACGTAGAACTTATGTAGTCAAATAGTTCTGATACAGAAACATAAAGAACCGTTCCTGCGCTATTCTCATTCATTTCATGAGCAATTGAATAAGCAAGATGACTTTTACCAGCACCCACTTTTCCTACTAGAATTAAATTAAACCTCACATCATCCAAGTAATCTTCAAGTGCTCGTTTTGCTAAGGTGTAATTCTTTTCATCCTCTTCACAATCAGATTTAAAAGTTGAGAATCTAGCAAGTTTAATTGTTTCATCTTTAATCAAGCTCTTATCGTAAAACATACTTTTACGTTTTCTCTGTTCCTTCTCATCTCGAAATACATTCATTTCAGCTTCTAACTTATGATTGTCTTCCGCCAACTTACATACCGGACAAACTACTTCACCATTTATCTTCATGAATCGAACAGTACGTTTTCGTTCTTTTTTACAAACCTCACAAGTATCAGAAAGGAAGATCATCTTCTTCGAAAGGGTCTTTGCTATATCTGTTACCTTTACTAGAGCCATGTTTTCCTTCCACCTTTCCTTGTTGTAAATAGCCTTCAAACTTTGTGCCAAATAATGTTTCTGGTCTTAGATACTTTGCTTGTTCTGTTCTTAGCCATTCTTTAGCTTTTGTATCAATCACAGTTTTGAAGTTATCCACAGTGAATCCTTCTACTAATCTAGTTTTAATCAATGTTTGTGTTTTCTTAGATGTTAAACGGTAACTACTACCACACACGTCGTTGAGATAGTTTACTATCTCGACTATATATTCTTTAATCTCTGATGTAGTCTCTGTGTTAGTCTCTGGTATTGGTTTACCCAAATTGGGTACATCCATTTGCCCATTTTGGGTAGACCGTCTACCCAAGTTGGGTACATCGTTTGTGGATTCTAACAAACGGAGTTTTTCATAATTAATGGAATACCATTTCGTCTTATCAAACTTAGCTCGATTATAATTACCTATAACAAGTAGCTGTTCATCTTCTAAATTCTTTACAATACGTCTAATGGTATTCTCACTCCAAAACGGAAATTGTTTAACCCATTCTGCCACACTGTTATATACCCAGTTTCTTTCATCATAAAAATGCTTAGATCTATTTAGCCAATAATGTATCTGTTGTAGAAATATCGCCTCATTTAAACCAATTCTGCTTGCCAGTCCTGGAAGAACAAGTAATGGTTCTTCATGAATTAATAAATTACTCATCTCTTCACCTTCCTCATAACAACTTCATAATAAAATCCACGGTCACGATCCATTACAAGGCAACCTTTAAACAGATGAGGATTTTCATCATTTCTATGTTTAATTGTTTCTAACACCTTTCGAATAGGGAATAAATAATCAAACCCTTCATTCTCTAAACGACGACAGCGCTTAAGTAATTCAGATAACCTTTTATCACGTAAATACCGAGTACCTAAGCTCCTATTCAAAGCTATTGGCATTGAACCATCTCTTACTATCGTTTTCATTTCGGTCACCCACCTATTGTGCTTGCTGTTGCTTTTCTTTCGCTTCGTTTAACCACGATGTTATTGTTTTTTGTAACTGAGATGCTTGTTGCACTGTCATTCCTTTGAAAGTTTGAATTCCTAATGACTGTTTTACAGTATTTTTTGTTTCTTCAAATGGCATGTTATACACTTCTGATAACTCTCTAATTTGCACATGAATTGCTTTTATTCTTTGTTCATTTGCAATTTCTGTCTGTCTAGCTTGCTCCTGTTGTGGAACGTTATCTAGTTGCTTAGCTGCTTGTTTTGGTTCATCATCTTGTGGAATATCTTCACCCGAATAGATGTATAAACCTAATCCGTGTAGTGCAATGGCTTTTGCTAGACACCTTTGAATCGAGGTGTTTATTTGAAATGACGTAGGTTTTGCGATTGGCTTATTATAGTTATCCAATACAGGATGAATTTGCGAACGTGTGATGTTATTTACCGTTACTTCAACTTCTACAAAGTACCCAACTTCTGTTTTCATATAAGGTAATCCATCAAATCTAACAACTTGCCATGTAGCATCAGGATGTTTTTTCAATAGTTGGTCTACAGCCCATGACCAACTCAGATAACTAAAACGGCCCTTCTTCTCTACATGCTTACTAACGTCAATAGATGCTAATTCTGCAAAGTAATTTTTAATCTCATTCATCGGATTCTCACACTCTCACCTTGTTTTAATGAAATACCATCCCACTTCATGCCATTCTTAATCGCTAATAATAACGCTTTTTTATCTACCTTCGGATTCTGCGGAATCATGTATTCTGGTGGAATAATTGCATCCTCTGCAATATCTAAACTTGCTGGATTCTTTTGAATGCCTACTGTTATCAATGCACCTTTAATCCGCTTTTTATTCACAGCAACCATCTGATGATATAAATAGTCCTTAATATTTTTACAGCTGTTCTCAAAAGACTTACGACGTTCAGCCAAGCGATTTTCTTCTCCTTTAATCACTTCAACTTGTGCTTCTATATTACGAATCAATAACGCTGCACCTTGTACTTTATCTTTAATTGCTTCACTGATTGATTGAAGTGTATCGTTAATTACCTCTGGATCTACCCCGTCTTCAATCATTTGCTGTAATTGATTGAAGTTACTTGTTAATTCGTAGAGTTTCATAGTTTTATAGCCTCCTAAAATGGCATACTGCCATACGGTTTATTCGTTAATACGGTAATCACATAATCTATATCTAACTTTCTACAGATATCTGCTTCCTTTGCGGATATAAGTTTCAAGCTACTTACAGCTTTTTCAACCTGCTTTTGTAGTAATTGATTTTCTATTGTCTCTTCCACGTAATCACCCCATGTGATATACTGACTTTGGATTTGTTTTTTAATGGAACCCACTGCCATGGGTTTCTTTTTATTTATACAAAACCTTTTGAATAACATCCTCTTTAATGCCAACCTCTCGCATACGCTCTACAACGTGCTGAACTCTATCATTTTCTTTCTTTTTAAATATCAATTCCTTTAATTGCTTATCACACTCTTTTGCCTTTTCTCCACATGCCTCATACTCTTTACAAGCCTCATAGAATTCTTTCGTTTTACCCTCTACGTTTTTCTTACTTGCAATACGAGTTAACAAAAATTGATTCTTTATGTAGTTCTCCTTCTTATTACGTAAAGATTTCGCTAACTCCGCATCCTCTGGTAACACTAAATTTTCAATTCCCACTAGATTCACCAGCCTTTTTAAAAAGAGCATTTAGACATACAAACCTATTCTCTATTAATCGACGCTGCTTTTTATTTGGCAATTTATATTGTGCTAGTAGTCTAAGATAATCAGATACTTTTACATTGTTGTAATCAATTGTAAACATCATTAATCCATCCTTTCCTCTGCCCATTCCACTAAAAATGCTTGTACTTGTTTTGCTGGGAAATACCATTTCTTACCCACTTTAAATTTTGGGAACCGTGGGTCAAAGAAGAACTGATCCTGAATTGTATTCCATGACATACATACACGTTTTTTTAGCTCCTTAGTATCCCAAAAGGCTAACTCAGCATCGTATTCTTTAACCTTCTTTTGAATTTCTTCCACACATAATTCCTTCACAACATTTTCATCAACTTGAACATTAAACATAATTATTCCCTCCTTATTTTTTAACCATTGATTCTGAGACGTTTATAAAGTGCAATTATTTTCTACAAAGAAATCCTGAGAACGCAATTTTGCGTTTTCTAAAAGCTTTTAAATCATCGGCCTCCAACCATTTATAAAATTCAATGCTTCCTCAAAATCCTTCTTCAAAATGTCGCGGTAACTATTCACATTGAATGCATCTTTCAAATTACGCCCTAGTAATCCGAATAGCTTGCGAGTAGAATCATGTACTTCACTATCTACATGACCGTTCTCCCATAAAAAATAGATTCGTTTTGCTTTCGTTTTTTCAATTACTCTTTGTTGTCCGTAGTCTACAGTTAATTGCTTTTCAACTACCTGCTCTAAAGAAGAAACTCTTTTATTTAAGTTACTAGTTCCTGTAGCTAGTAGTTCGATTTGACTAAATGTATCAGTAGGGAGAATTGACTGATTCTCAATGAATGCTCTCATTCTTTTAAATTCTTCAATAAACCTCACTTTAATTTTCATCGTTTCAATCGTGTTATAAGAAAACATTAATATTGTGAAAGCATCTTCTGTCATGTCGATTTTTTGTAAAGTTCGTCCTGTAACATCTTTATAAAAGCTAAGCCCAAAGTTGGACTCAGTAAATTCCCCTTCTCCTGCACTTTCCAACTTTTCCATCTGAACCTTAATGTCTCTTAAGACATGTTTATGTTGTTTTTTTAACACTTCAGCTACGGTTAAGCTATCCGTAACGACTTTATTATCTTTAATAAAAACCAGACTTTCTTGATCACCTTTTACAAATGATTCTTCTTTTTCATCTACTACCATTATTTGTTCTATCACTTTAAATCCTCCTCACACATGTCTAGTCCTAATAATTCAACAATCGCTTTCTTTTGTTTTTTCCCTTTTCTAGACCCTTTTAAAATGTCGGATAAATATGAAACTGATATTTTTAGCTCAGAAGCTAATACAGTTAGTGTTAAATCTCTTTCTAACAATACTTTTCTAACCTCAATTCCAAAACTCGAATACTTCATCTAGATGTTCACACCTTTCAAAATGCGAATATTTCCGCTGATTTATTGACCACAATTAGTCTGTGTGCTAAATTATAATTATAAAAAGGTATACAAATACAAAACTAAACAGTTTCCTCAGTATTAGTTTTTAAAACTCAAATCAATTTTTATACTCTTTTTAGCTAACAAATTAGCTTACAACCTAATAACAATAGTCTACAAACTAATTGTCAATCGTTATTTTTAGTCTACAGACTATTTTGTTTCGTCTGTAAGTACGGAAGGTGATTAGAATGAGCTTAGTGAACACAATTAAAAATCTTTGTAAAAACCATGATACATCCATATCCGCATTAGAAAAGGACTTAGAATTCGGCAATGGGACCATAAGAAAATGGGATAAAGCATATCCCTCAGCCGATAGACTCCAAAAAGTAGCTGATCACTTTAATGTAACTACTGATTTCTTACTTGGAAGAACAAATCAAATGCATTTAACCACTAAAGATGAAAAAGATATTGAAAAAAGAATGGAAGAAATAAAAAGAGATCTTCAAGGTGAAGACGGATTAATGTTCTCTGGTGAGCCTATGAGTGAAGAAGCTGTGGAATCTTTATTAGATGCAATGGAGTACATCGTGAAACAAACTAAAGTAATCAATAAAAAATACGTTCCTAAGAAATATCGTAGTACTGACGATAACTGATGCGAGCTTAGGAGGGAAAACATTGAAATTCGTCATAAGAGATCTAGTCCAACAACTTTGCACAAAATACAACACGACAAACCCCTATGAGCTTGCAGATTACTTAAAAATAAATGTACTAACTTGGGATTTACACGAAGAAATAAACGGATTTTATAAATATGAAAAAAGAAATCGTTTCATTGTTATTAATAATCATTTGTCTCCATCCATGCAAAGAACTGTTTGTGCACATGAATTAGGACATGCAATCCTACACACTCACGCAAACACACCTTTTCTTCGTAAGAATACATTCTTTTCAGTTGATAAATTAGAGATAGAAGCAAATACGTTTGCTGCGCTTTTGTTAATTGATAAAAAGACCATTCAACCTGGTGATACAAAAGCATGTATAGCATACAAAAATGACATTCCAGTTGAACTGTTAGAATTTTATAAGCCTTACTAAAGGAGGTAAGATATTTTGATTATTGATTTAAATGCTGAACGAGAAAAACGAAAGAAACGCACCATCAAACAAGAAGAATTTAAAAAGATTCCTATCGTTGAGAAAATCCATATTGTTGATGGTGAAATAAAATATGAAGTTTCGGGTTATAAAGAGACTCCTGTGAAGTGGTTGGATGAGTAATCTAGCCACTTTACAATTATAAGGAAAGAGGGAATGTTATAATGGCTAGCTTCAGAAAATTCGGAGATGTTTGGGAATTCCGAGTAAGATTTAAAGACCCTTATACTCAAAAATACAAAGAGAAATCAAAACGTGGATTCAAGACAAAAAAAGAAGCACAACTTGCGGCTGCTGAAGAAGAGAAAAAATTATTAAACGGTTTAGAAGTTGAGATTACTCCTACTTCGTTAAAACATTACCTTAGAGACTGGTTAAAATTATTTAAGCAAGACAATGTAAGGAAAAACACTTTTATCTTGCATGAACGTAACATCGAAAAGCATATCATCCCCTACTTTCAAAACATGAACCTAAAAGAACTCAAACCAATGATGTATCAAAAATTTATTAATTCCTTAACTGATCAGGGTTACAGTAAGCGAACTGTTCAAATTATCCACGGTACAATGAACAATGCTATGAAAAAGGCTGTTAGCTTAAAAAAATCGAAAACAATCCTTGTGAAGAAGTAGTTATTTCAAATAAGAACAATAAAGAAAGAGAAGGGCTAAAATACATGCGAAGTGAAGACATTCCCCTTTTCTTAAAGACTTCTTATCAATACAACTATATTTATTACATCTTTTTCAAAGCACTACTGAATACAGGTATGCGCAAAGGTGAAGCTGCTGCTTTACAATGGAAAGACATAAATTTAAAAGAACATACTATTATTATTTCTAAAACATTGGATTTTACAGCTAAAACAAAAGAAGAATTATTTGGAGATACAAAAACATTTACTTCTAAACGTACTATCATGATTCCTAAATCATTAGTCGATGAACTGCTGGCACATAAAAAGTGGCAAAATGCCAATAAGCTTGTTTTACAAGATGCGTATGAGCATGAATTAGATTTAGTCTTTTCAAGAGTCGATGGAAAGTTCTTACCGAAGTCAACATTGTTCAATGCATTCTCACGCATACTTAAGAAAGCAAATTTACCTAGATTAGAAATACATTCATTACGACACACCCACGCGGTTCTTTTATTAGAGTCTGGTGCAAGTATGAAATACATTCAAGATCGACTAGGACATAAGAGTATAGAAATAACTTCTAACGTTTACTCTCATATTAGCGACAAAATTAATAAAGATTCTATTTCAGGGTTTGAAGCTTATATGAATAATGTATTGGGGTAA